TTCTCGGTCAAGTTCTATACCGTTTTCTGGAACATTAAACCCAACACTCCACTCCCTTACGTATCCGCCTGCTACGTTCGAAAAAGCATCTCTCCCTGCCTGAGTATCCAAATTGAATTGAATCTTGTTGTAGAGCCTTGCAGAGCCGTCTGCTTGCTGAATAGCTTGTGCATCAACTACTTTTCCTACAACTGCAGATGAGTTATGTCCTACAAGAGCAGGAATGGGAAGATTGTTTTCAATAGATTTATTGAAAGCACTGGACTCTATTACATCTCCATCACTGTCAATAATGCCCATTGAATTCGTAAATGCTTCGACTATTCCTTGCGATTCATCAAGCACTTTGATATCGCTAATTCGTGACTGTTTGTATTCCATTCGTCATCTCCTCTTTCAAGAGTTCAGCTTGTTTCTCTGCCCATTTCATAGACTGGTCTGGCTTTAAAGGATCGCCTCCCCATAAAAGAAAGGTGACTGCTTCTGCACTTGGGAAATTAGGGCTTTCAGGATTATTACTGGCAGCAGAGTTCATTTCGCTGATGTGGTTTTTAAACCAGTCATTCATTCTGATAACTTTGTCATCGGAGATATTGCCGTGGGCTAAACCAACAGCTTCATCAACGATCTGTTCAGTGGCTCCATTAGCGATATAACCTTGATCGAGATATTGCAATCCTCTTGCTGCGTTTTGTTGCATATAGACAGGCACTTGTACTTTTATGAAATCGATAGATGCTTCTAATGCGACAGTATCTACCAGTCCAAGTTCTTCTACTTGAAGTGAAGAAAGCGGAGACCAAGAGAGCCTGCAATTAGGATGAGAGACAACGGTTCTTGATTGCTTGATTGGATAAATTTGTTCGTGACGCTGTGAGCAAGTTCTACCGTCAGAGCCTTCATAATTATCAGCAGGATCGCCGTCTGGATCATAGGCTTGGACATACTCAACTTCTTGAGCTTCGTAATAGCCAAGAGTGGTGGCGTTCATAGCTCGCATTACTTCAGTTCGTGCTATCGTTCGTGCTCTGTTTGCGTATGTTTCTCTCGCCAGAGAATTAACACCTGGGAAATTCTCGTCAGGCACTCCTCTAGCAAGTTGATCGATACTGTATCCACGCTCTACAGCAGTATTGACAGCTTTACCAACTGCTCGTTCTGTCTCATTCCACATCTCGGTGACTGTGAGATCTGCACTCTGCAGAATTTGAGTGACAATAGGACTTCGATCATTAAACTCTAATGCACCTGCAACACCAGAATTAAGAACAGTGTCCCAAGTTGTTTTAATGATTTGTCCGTAGCCATTTCGTATTACATCATTCAATCCACTACGACCGTCAGGAGGAAGAATGCCACTTGGATTGACATCATCAATTCCTATTTTTGTTATTTGTGTCTGACTGGAAGCACTTCGTTCAATAAGCCTTCCCATTTTGCCTGCCACTTGGTCAGCAAGTTTCTTGAAGTATTTAACTAAATCTGCTTCAAGTATTTCTGTGAGATCTTCTCGTTGTTGAGAGAGAGTCCTATTTAGTTTTGCTGAGCGTGGTAAGACAGGAGCTTTTTTAAAGTTTTCAACAGGAATCCCTGCTTGGAGTAATTCAGGAGCAGGTGCTTGAAGTTGAATTGGATTATCTGGATCTATTTCTAAAACAGAAGTAGGAACACGTCTCAATTCGCCATTGTCAAGAGCGTCATATCCAAGTGCTGCTCGTGCTTCGTTCAAAGAGATGATTCCATCAGTGAATTGCTTACTGATTCTCAATGATATTGCATTGACATCTTCTTGGAATGCTTTGACATCTTCTGTTGCTGCTCTAACTGTGACATTGCGTTCTCTATTGCTGACTTCTAAAGCACGATATAAGAAGGCGGCTATCTTGTTAACAAGTGGTGCAACTGTTTCTGAAATGAATGATTCTCTCGCTTGTTCATAATTGGAATAGCTGCTGACTTCTAATCCTGACTGAAGTCCTAACAAAATTGGAGGTACTCCGAAGGTTGCACAGATGCGAGTCTCTGTTGTTCTTGTCAGTGCTGCTGTGTCCATATCCTTGAGAGGTGGACTGATAGATTCATAGCTTGCGTCTTCATCGAGGACTGCAAGATTTCCCCAACCATTTTTTCCTGAAAAACTGCTTCTCCATTTTGACCGTGTGCTGTTTGCTTCTTCTTGTGAATTGATGCGTCGTTTGAGTTTGAGTAACCCTGCAGGTATTCCTGAATTCGCAAAATAACTTTTCGTGAAATCAGCGATACTAATATCGAGGTTAACATACCTCGAACAAACTTGAAGTGGAGAGAGTCCATAGACATCATCAGCAGCATTAGGCAATTTAAGATGAGATATTTCAGTGGCAGGAATGAAGTATGTGCTGCCGTTGATTTCATATTCATATCGATATACTGATCCATTTTCAATATCAATAGTGATGCGATCTGATCTTAATAATTGAAGGCTGATGATGCGACCTGATCTATTTCTTTCTTTAAGAACATAGGCATTTCCTGTGGTGTAAAGATAGACGGTAAGTAGCTCAATAAAATCAGCCTGAGATTGTTCCGCGTTGGGAGATGCGAGAATTGCAGCTAACTCATTATTCGAGGCGTTGATCTGCTCTGCACCTCCCTCAGCGGTTAGTCGTTCAAGAAGAAATTTAGGTGCCGATACTGCTGTCGCTATTTCCCTAACGCAAGAGTTAACAACAGTGTTCCCATCGAAGCCTTGTTTCGCGTAGGTATTGTAGGAATCTGCTGCGTTGCTATAAACATTATCTGGGGCGAGCGGTACTGTGACCTGAGCAAACTCTTGCTCTTGTTTCGTCCCCTCTTGTGCTAAGAGACGAGTAAGCCAACTCAGCTCAAATCCCCTTTCGCACGACAGCTTTGAACTTATATTCTACGGCAGAAATCACTGACAGTGCAAATATAATCTATCTTGATGGAATGAATTTATAGTAAATTATAGTTTTCTATAGTAAATGAGTTGATATGTAACCTAGAATTTACTTATAATTATTTTACAAAGAAAGGATTATGAAATGGCAACAGTATTCAAGCCAACAACACATGGAAAATATGCTTATGAAACATTTCGTGAATTTGCAAAACGAAATTCAAATAATCATTTGAACAATAATCAAAATGTTTGTATTCAGGCAGTTGCGTTCGTTCTAAACGGAGCAAACGAAAAAGTCAGATATCTACATAATTGTGAAGACCTTATTCGTGCTGTTCGGTTGAGTGGATTCCAAGTTCGATCTCGAAAATCAAATTTGAAGAAGAATGCAACAGTTGGTTCCGCTCGTGAAGTTATCAAAAAACTTAAAGCAAAAGAGGAAGAAAAATTCTTCTGGTTTCAAGTTCCAACCAGAGCATACATCGTTCGCCTTGAAGGTCACATTTTACTTCTTGACGGTGAAGGCAAAACTATTGTCGACACTGACCCAAGAAAAGTTGATAGACGAAAAGTCACAGGCTTTTATGCAGTCAGCTTTTTACACGATGTGAAAAATGCAGAAATGCACATGAATTCTCCTATCTATAGAAAGGATAATGAACAGATTAAGCGAGGGGTGTACTAGAAAAATCGAAAACGGACGACAGCGTCCGTTCAGCGTGTCGTGGTGGATACGCTCTGAAGATGATAGCCAAATAAAAGAAAGGTTTAGGAAATGACAAATCAAATCAAATGTGAATGTGGATCTTGGATGATGCTTCGCACTGCTCGAAGAGGCTACAACGCAGGAAATAAATTTTGGGGATGTGCATCTTATCCAAGATGTAAAAAGACTCAAAATTACTTGACACAAGAAGACATCGAAGCTGCAGAGCAAAGAGTCTACGACGCGTACGAAGCGAGAGCGACTATGACATATGGAGATTACGTCATGGAGCTTTACGAGAACGCACCATACCAAGGTTGGTAGATGATTCCAACAAGGGAACAATCAAAAAACTTTTTGATGGTTTCCGTGTTCGATACATCAAAAGCGAACAAATAAAAGAAAGGTCATAGGGATGACAGGTGGTAACCACCGATGGAATGAAGACAATGAGTTTGATGATTTGGATTGGGAAGACCAAAACAATTCATCAACGAAACAAAAAGGAAAAGGAAGCCTACTCGGATTCCGTGATAACTATGAACAAATGAAAGGAAATTTCAATTACGGAAGAATGCTCAGTCGAGCACTCCAAGAAGCGAAATATGATCCTGACATTCGTTTATCAAAATCATGGACATCTACTATCGCTCCTGCACTTAGTGAAAAGGCGATCTCGTACAGCGTGACGACTGCATATTACGCAGACATTGATCGATACATCACGTTTCTGCAGATGACGCAAGGCGATGAGATTGTATCTCTACCGATTGATGCAACAGTTGTCAAAAAGATGATGAGCCAAATGGAGCATGTCAAGTTGACACCTGAGCAACGCAGAAAAACGAATGA